TCTTCTGGATCAACAACAGGTAATGCTGCTACAGCAACAAAAATTTCTAGTATTACAAACAGTAATATTGTTCAACTTACTACGTCGCAAACATTAACAAATAAAACTTTAACTACACCTACTATTGGTGACACATCTAATATTACTTTTCCAACCTTTAATCAAAACACTACAGGTTCTGCTGCGACACTTACAACAGCTAGAGCAATTAATGGTGTAGATTTTAATGGTTCTGCCGCTATTACAATAACAGCAGCAGGTCCTACGTTAAGTGGAACTTCTATCAAATCAACAGTGTTAGGTTCTTCACTAACAAGTGTAGGAGCTTTAAACTCTGGTTCTATAACATCAGGTTTTGGAGCTATAGATGTAGGTAGTAGCACAATATCAGCTGGAGGCTTTGATGCTTCAGATGGTAATATTGATAACGTTGGTATAATAAGTCTAGACAAGATTGAAGCTGATGGTAGCGCTATAACAATAGGTACAAGTACTTCAGGTGACACCGTATTAATTGGCCACGGTACTTCAGAAGTTACTATTGGTGATAATTTAACTGTTTCTGGTGATTTAACAGTAAATGGGACAACTACTACTGTAGATTCAACTACTGTCGCTATAGGTGACAACATGATGAAGTACGCTAAAGACAATACAGCTAATTCAGTTGACATTGGTTGGTATGGTAAAGCAGTTGTTTCCTCAGCTAATAAGTTTCCAACAATGTTTTACGATGCTAGTTCTGGTATTTCTACTCCATTATTTCAAGTTGGTCTTGCAACAACTGAACCAGGGAGCACAGGTGCTATAGCTGTAAAAGGTACGGTAGTTGCAAATTTAAGTGGTAACGCAACAGGTTCATCTGGATCTTGTACAGGTAATGCAGCCACAGCATCAGCTGTAGCTTACACAGGTTTAACTGGAACAGTTCCAACATGGAATCAAGCCACGACAGGTAATGCAGCTACTTCAACTAAGATCGATAGTATAACTAACAGTAATATAGTTCAGTTAACTACTACTCAAACTTTAACTAATAAGACTTTAACGTCTCCTACTATTGGAAATACTTCAAACATTACTTTTCCAACTTTTAATCAAAGTACGACAGGTAACGCGGCTACAGCTACTAAGATAACAAGTATAACTAATACCAATATTGTTCAGTTAACCTCTACGCAGACGTTGACAAATAAGACTTTAACGTCACCTACTTTTACAGCGCCAGTCTTAGGAACACCTGGATCTGGAACTTTAACTAATTGTACATTCCCTACATTAAATCAAAATACAACTGGTCTTGCAGGAACAGCAACAGCTTTAGCAACTGGTAGAACAATAGCTATGACTGGTGATGTTGCATGGACTTCAGCTTCATTTACTGGAGCTGGAAACGTAACTGGAACATCCACAATACAAGCTAACGCTGTTGAGCACTCTATGCTTGCTAATAACATACAAGGTAGACAAACTCTGCTTAACTCTGGTGTTAGTGGTATTGGTAGAACTGATAACGCAGGTAGTAACGGTCTTACTATATTTACTATAACTTTAGCTACTTTTTATGGATCTGGAGATCCAGACGGTAGATTTATACAAGTTGAATTATACGAAGCTACAACTTATGCTACTGTTTACGCAGATGTAGCTAGAGCCGCGGCAACAGTTACTATAACAATGAAAGGCAGTGTAGCTAATTCTGCTTATGGTATATTACTTAAACCAGTATCAGCATAATAACAATAATATTTAACCGGCTCTTCGGGGTCGGTTTTTAATTTAATATATAATAGATGGCAAAAATACTAACCGATCAAATACATTTAGATACTGTAAAATCTATTTATGGAACAGGATCAGACCTTCAAATTTATCACGATGGTAGTAATAGTTATATAGCTGACAGTGGACAAGGAGGCACGGTAATATTAACTAATAGGTTTGAATTATTAAACGCAGGCGGCAATGAGTATATGATTGTTGCTGATGACAATTCTTCTGTAGATCTTTATTACGATAATAGTTTAAAACTTCAAACATCAAGCACAGGTGTTACTATAACAGGTACCGCAACCTTAACCCCAGCAAACGCAACAGGTGATCCTGATAAGTTTTTATGTGTTAATAGTAATGGTGTGGTACAGTACAGAACTGGCACGCAGGTTAGAAGTGATATTGGAGCTGGTACTTCAAGTACCGTAGGAACGGTTACACAAGTTTCAACTGGAACTGGTTTAGATGGCCAATTTACAACTTCAGGCACAATTTCTTTAGATTTATCAGAGTTAAATGATATTGATGGAGATGATCCACAAATAACAGATTTTGTTGTAGTTTCTAACGAAGACGAAAGCGCTAGGTGTAGTTTAGCAAATACTAAAATAGCATTGGGAGCTAATAAAAGTCAATTCGTATTAAATAGTAATTTCTCAGATGACTCATCTACTACTAGTTATATTTATATGCCATTTAATACTACATCAGATACTACGTCTGCTCAGTATTATGTTCACTGGGCTGCTCCATGTACAGGTAGAATTAAAAGAATAATAATGCAACATGTTTATGGAAGTATGAGTAGTGGTTTTACTACACAGCTACAAGTCTATAAAGGTGGTTCAACTTTTACAACATCAGGTGAATTAACAGCTACTTCAACAAACGATGGTGGTTACATAGAATACAATCCAACTGGAAGCAATGTTGAATTTGTAAAAGGAGATAGAATTAGAATTAGATATAGTAAAAACACAACTAGTAAATACTGGAGAGGCGTTGCCGCTTCTATAATAATGGAATTAGATCAAGTATAATTATGGCAAATATAAATGATAACATAAGAGGCAAGAAGCTATTTAAACAAGGATCTTCTGGAGCTAGAGCTTCTAAAGGTAGTGATGGAGAGTTTACTGTTTCAAAAGAAATATCTGATGATCTTGCTGCTCTTACGGATATTAGCGATATATTTAATGACGATGGTTTATATCAAATAAATAGATATTTAATAAAACAATTAGAAGATGTTAGAGCTGACGTAGAAGAATTACACGCGTTTATAAAAGACGCTTTTGGTAGTGATTCATCTTCAGCTGCTTCAAGAGGAGGTACTGGTGCAAAAGGTGATACTGGTTCTACTGGTGGCAAAGGTGACAAAGGTGATACAGGTTCAGCTGGATCTAATGGATCTGATGGTGAAGACGGAGGAAAAGGCGATAAAGGAGATACTGGATCCGCAGGTTCTAACGGTAAAGATGGTGGTAAAGGTGATACCGGGTCTGCTGGAGCCGCAGGAGCAAAAGGTGACAAAGGTAGTACGGGAAGTACAGGAAGCGCCGGTGCTAAAGGAGATAAAGGAGATACAGGTGACGCAGGATCTGATGGGTCTGACGGTGGTAAAGGAGATAAAGGAGATACAGGAAGTGCTGGAGCAAAAGGTGATAAAGGAGATACAGGAAGTACCGGGTCACAAGGACCTAAGGGAGACGCTGGTGCAACAGGAGGCATTGGTCCAAAAGGTAGCACAGGTTCTGCGGGATCTGACGGAGACGATGGGGCTAAAGGTGATAAAGGTTCCACTGGATCACAAGGCGCAAAAGGTGATACTGGATCGCAAGGAATACAAGGAATACAAGGTCTAGCTGGGGCTAAGGGTAGTACAGGATCAACTGGGGCTAAAGGAGATGCTGGTGACGCAGGTGGAACAGGACCAGCTGGAGCAAAAGGCGCTACAGGTAGTGCTGGAAGCAATGGATCGAATGGTGGAAAAGGCGACAAAGGTGATACCGGAGCTGCTGGCTCTGCTGGTGGTAAAGGAGATAAGGGTGACACCGGGTCAGCCGGAGCCGCGGGTGGTAAAGGAGATACAGGTTCAGCAGGACCAACGGGGCCAAAAGGTAGTACGGGTTCAGCCGGTGCCGCTGGAAGTAATGGCTCAAACGGTAGTGCTGGTGCCAAAGGTAGTACAGGTTCAGCAGGACCAACAGGGCCAGCTGGTGCAAAGGGTGACACTGGTAACGCTGGAAGCAATGGATCAAATGGAGCTGCTGGAGCTAAAGGTGCCACTGGGTCAACAGGTCCTCAAGGATCTGCTGGTGCAAAAGGTGATACTGGTGCCGCGGGTGCTGCGGGTGCTAAAGGTGGTACAGGTTCTCAAGGACCAACTGGACCTGCTGGAGCCGCTGGAGCCAAGGGTGATACTGGTGCAGCTGGAGGTGATGGAAAAACAGGAAATACTGGATCACAAGGTCCACAAGGAGGTACAGGAGCAACAGGACCACAAGGACCTGCCGGAGCCGCTGGAGCTGCGGGAGCTGCAGGAGCGAAAGGAAATACTGGATCACAAGGAGCAACTGGACCACAAGGAGCAACCGGTGCAGCGGGTAGTGATGCCTCAGTAAGCGGTGCAACAGCTAGCTTTGCTGTAGGTAAAGTAACGTATACATTTAAAAACGGGTTGTTAACAACCGCTAGGTAGTTTACAAATCACTATAAATAAGTGATTAATATATATAGGATTAATAATTAAATATAATAAAATGGCAAAAAAAATTAAAAAACAAGAATTAGAAGAATTACAGGGTGTAATTGGTAAGTTAAATCAAATAAAATTAAGCATAGGAGACGTGGAAGTGCAAAAGCACCAACTACTACATCAAGCAGCTATAATTGAATCTGAAGAACTTAAAAAAATTCAAGATGATTTAGAAAATACTTACGGAAAAGTTAGTATAAATGTTACTGATGGTTCTATAGAGAAAATAAAAGAAGATGAGCCTAGTAAGAAAGATTAGTATAGGTAAAGATTATAAAAATGACTCCATGCACTACTCTGTAGGGCAAGAGGTTTATGGTGGTCACACTATAGATTGCATTGTTGAAAACAAAGATAAATACTCTGTATTTATAAAGAAGGGTGTAAATGTTTTACCTTGGAAAGACTTCAACAAAAACATGGCCATATCAGTTGAGTATAACTTGGACTATTAATGAAAAGTGTAACCAATTTTATAATCAAACCAAAAGAAACCCGATACAACAATATTAAAAAAGTAGGTGATAAAGATCTTATATTAAACACTGAGATCTTTACTCACCAAAACGTTAGTAGAAATGCTATAGTTTTAGAGACACCTACAGTAGGTTGTACAGAGGTTAGACAAGGTGACGAAGTTATAGTACATCACAATGTCTTTAGAAGATGGAAAGATATTAAGAATAGAGAACAAAACTCAAAGTCTTTTTATAAAGAAGACATGTATTTTGTTATGCCAGATCAAATATTCGCTTATAAAAGAAATGACGTCTGGAGAGCTGTTAAAGGCTTTAGCTTTATACAACCATTAGAAAATACAGATAAGTTCTCTATGGACAAGGAAGCACCTCTAAAAGGTGTTATAAAACATATAGATCCAGACTTGATGGATAAAGATATATATTTAAACTCTTTGGTTGGGTTTGCACCTAATTCAGAATATGAGTTTATAATAGACGGGCAGAGGTTATACCGAGTTCCCACTAATGCAATTACAATTAAATATGAATATCAAGGAAACGAAAAAGAGTATAATCCAAGCTGGGCATAAAGCAGTTGAGGAACTTATCAAAGTAGCTAAAGAAGCTATTGTAGATTCAGGAGATGATATAACAGCTGATAGACTTAAGAATGCTGCTGCAACAAAAAAACTAGCTATATTCGATGCTTTTGAAATATTGAATAGAATACAGGACGAAGAAGATATGTTAAACAATAAAACTAAAGAGGTTGTTGAAGAAACATCTTTTGGTGGATTTGCTGAAAGAAGATCTAAGTAATGTATAAGCAAACTTTATTTAAGGTTGTAGAACCTATAAAAATAAATACCATAAAAAGACTTAATAAGTCTAAAAAATGGAAATATGGTTATAACAAAGAACATGACGTTGTTGTTATAAGCAAGACGGGTGAAATAGGTGAGATATATGAAATACAAAATTTTAAAATAGCTTTACCTAAATTAACAAGCCCTCATAAGTTTAGTGAAAATAAATGGGAAGTAACTGAGTATCCTAAAGAACTTAAAAGAATAAAAACAATATTTGATTGGAAGAATTATCCAGATGATTTCAAGAAAAAATATATAGACTACATAGAAAATGAGTTCAAAAAAAGAGATGAAGGTTTTTGGTACATTAACAAAGGTGTTCCTACTTACATTACTGGCACTCATTACATGTACCTGCAGTGGTCCAAGATTGATGTTGGGCAACCAGACTTTAGAGAAGCAAATAGATTATTCTACATATTCTGGGAAGCTTGCAAAGCAGATACAAGATGTTACGGAATGTGCTACCTTAAAAACAGACGTTCAGGATTCTCTTTTATGGCTTCTGGAGAAACAGTCAACCAAGCCACAATATCATCTGATGCTAGATTTGGTATCTTATCAAAGTCAGGACCAGATGCTAAAAAAATGTTTACCGACAAGGTCGTACCAATATCCATCAACTACCCTTTCTTTTTCAAACCAATACAAGACGGTATGGACCGTCCAAAAACAGAACTTGCCTATAGAGTACCTGCGAGTAAACTTACAAGACGAAGTATTGTTAGCTCTGAAAAACCAGAAGAATTAGAAGGTCTTGATACAACTATAGATTGGAAAAACACAGGTGACAACAGTTACGATGGTGAAAAACTAAAGCTCTTAGTGCATGATGAGTCAGGTAAGTGGGAAAGACCTAATAATATATTAAACAACTGGAGAGTCACAAAAACAACATTAAGATTAGGTTCTAGGATTATAGGTAAATGTATGATGGGATCAACATCAAACGCCTTAGATAAAGGTGGTGATAATTTTAAGAAACTATACAGAAACTCAGATGTTACAAAAAGAAACCGCAATGGACAGACTAGCTCAGGATTATATAGTTTGTTCATACCTATGGAATGGAACTACGAAGGATTCATTGACTCTAATGGCATACCTGTATTCGACACACCCGAGCAAGAAAGTTTTGGACCGCATGGTGAATCTATAAACAGTGGCATATTAGAGCACTGGCAAAATGAAGTTGATGGTTTAAAAGAAGATGGAGATGCTTTAAACGAGTTCTACAGACAATTTCCTAGAACAGAAGAACACGCGTTTAGGGACGAAACTAAAAACAGTATATTTAATTTAGCAAAAATATACGAACAAATAGATTTTAACGAGGATCTTAATAATGATTCTCAAGTAACAGTTGGTAGCTTTCAATGGGTTAATGGTATAAAAGATTCAACAGTAATGTTTTATCCAAATCCAGCTGGTAGATTTAAAATTAGCTGGGTACCACCTGGAAATAGGCAAAACGCTAGTATAGTTAAAAATGGTATGAGATACCCAGGCAACGAACACATGGGTGCTTTTGGTTGTGATAGTTATGACATATCAGGAACTGTTGATGGTAAAGGTTCTAACGGAGCTTT